GTCTTGCGTGGAATCCGTGGTATCATTTGTTTCATCCGGCGTGTCGGTCGGCGCCGTTGGTGGAGTAATGATGATAGTGGGCCCAACCGTCAATGTGACATTGGTCTGGGGGGTGTTATCATCAAAGTCGCCCGCCTCAACGACACCTCCACCGGGGCGAGTCTCACCAATCACATTGGTATCAAAACCACCTCTATCTGGGGCATCGACCTGTGGACCATCACCAGGCCGAGTGTAGTCAGGATTGGCTCCAGATCGCTCGAAAGGAATTCTATTTGGTTCGGGAACAATCGGAGGAGGCGGATCGTCTACTTTTATATTGGTTTCAACAGTGTCCGCGAAAACGGCAGCGGAGGTTCTAAAGTTTCCGATAAAGTGTGAGAACGCATGACCATGCTCACCAAATCCGATCCTACGAAGAATTGCCTCTCTACTCAGAAGTTCATCATCTATCGAAGGATCTGTGTTTAGAAATCTTTCAGTGATGATTGGTGTGAATGATTTCGATCTTTCATCGTCAGCGGCAAAACCCTGACCTTTGGTAATTCCTGCGGTCGCTGAAGTTTCTCCAGCAAAACCAAAATCACCAAAGGATCGAAGAAGACTGCCTTCTACCTCATGCCAGTTACCAATCAGAGCAAGATTCGAATCCCGCAGATTGAAATTGGAACCTTGACTCGGGGCGCCCAAACCAGACGCATTAGCAATGCCCTGTGTCCATCCTGCTTGACCTGATGTAGCAGCATCGAGAATCTGAGTATAACCAATTTGAAACTGGAGATCTCGAATAAGATTGTTGTTTCTGCCTGCTAATTCATGGTTTGGTGGGAAGATCTCCTGTCGGAAGATGTCAGTAGGAACTGAAGTAGATACTACAGAAGGATTAGTGAAGTGTGCAGCCTCAACCATTGCAGGGACGGTTAGTCCCGCATTGGTGATGCCATCGGTGGTTGCACCACTATTTGTTGGACCATGTTCCAAATTGAGACTGGCCAGTGCGTGACCAGTTGGACCAGTCACCGCTGAACTCAATGATATGGTGATAGCACTGGAACTACCACGGATGCGTCTTGACTGCTTTCCGTGTCTCATAAATTATTACCTCAAGATCCGAAGTATGACAAAGCGACTTGGTTGTCTAGACCTGAACCTCTGTTTGTTGCAGTGAGTTGAATCAAGTTTGTGTTTGCGATCTCTAGGAAGACTTCTTCACCGGGAGCGAGAATCAATCCATTAGTTGCCCCATTAGGGAATGCTGAAATCGCTAGGCCGCTTGGACCAATCGTCAAGTATCCGCCACCGGAGTTACCCAAGTCATTGTCTTGAATGTAGTTCTTCAGTTTCAGACCAGACTCTAAGGCAAAGGATGATAGACCGGCAGTTGCCGCTGTTCCAACAAGAACGTATCCTGCTGTACATGCACTTGGCATCGCAATATTGTCGATGTCGATACTACCAGTTACTTCAACTCCACCTGCGCCTGCGGTGACTCCGATTTCCTGTCCTGCAACATCGGTAGAAACAACCTTGACATCAATCGCAGTGTAACCGGCGGATCCACCCATGAGGTAAGTTTCATCGACTCTGTGAACGGTATCGAGAGTACCACCAGAGATGCCTACTTCTTCGACGGTGAGAGTCGCACCTGCGATAGAAACCGCAACGGGTACAGATCCGTCAGTGCTACCTGCGACTGGGAAGAAATCAAAGTCCCTACCACTCGTACTGCCAAGACCTTGAATTTGTACTGGGAGTGGATCGCTAGTCGAGACAAGTGTACTTGTGTTGGCGTCACCAACATCCACTTTGACAACCTGAACGTGTCCTACTCCAGAGATGAACTCAGTTGCAACGTCGGCACCACCTGTGCCTAAGTTGAGTGTAATATTGTCTGCTGCGGTTGCTGCTCCGGCCATTATCCTTCTCCATTTTTACGGGATACATAGTATGTATGCTTGACTAAATTCGGTCCTGTGTTATACTTCTTCTGTTCTATTGAAAGGATTCGCAATGCTAACGAACGAGGAAGACTACTCTGTATCTATCCCAAAAAGAATTGAGGAACTCGTTGTTGACGAGGATCTCCCGTATATGGATGCAGTCATTCAAACCTCTGATGAAATGGGCGTAGAGCCTGGCTTTGTTGCCAAGTATCTAACCAAGCCTATTGTCGAGAGGATTCAGAGTGAAGCAGAAGATAAAAATCTTCTACCCAAAACAGCAAAACTTCCATTTTGATGTTGACTGAAGTCAATGTGGATGTACAATAAACCAGTCGAAAACAGTTCACAACAAAGGAGAACTTATGTCGTTTGATAACATGAAAAAGCGTAACACAACTGATTTGATCTCGCGTCTTTCCGCGAGTGATGAGAAGAAGTCATACAAGGATGATCGTTTCTGGAAGCCCACTCTCGATGATGCGGGCACTGGATCTGCAATCGTTAGATTCCTCCCAGAACCTCCTAATGAGGAAATGCCTTACGTCCTTTACTTCTCTCATGGATTCCAAGGCCCCGGTGGTTGGTACATCGAGAACTCGCGTACCACTCTCGGCGAAAAGGATCCCGTTTCAGAGATGAACACCAAACTCTGGAACAGTGGACAGCAGTCCAACAAGGATCTTGTTTCTCAGAAGTTCAAGAGGAAGAAGAATTATGTTTCCAACATCCTCGTCATTTCTGATCCGGGTAACCCGGAGAATGAAGGTAAGGTCTTCCTTTACCGTTATGGTCAGAAGATCTTCGATAAGATTCAGGAGGCTATGAAGCCTCAGTTTGCAGATGAAGAAGCGATCATCCCGTTCGACTTCTGGAAGGGTGCTAACTTCCGTCTGCGTATCCGTAAGGTCGCTGGTTTCCTCAACTACGACAAGTCGGAATTCGATTCGGTCTCTACTCTGTTTGATGGAGACGATGAAAAGTTGAAGGCCCTTTGGGAAGGTCAGAACTCCCTTCAGGAGTTTGTTACCTCTGATGCCTTCAAGTCATACGATGAACTCAAGGAACGTCTCGAACGTGTACTTGGAACATCGGGCCCCGTTACTGGTCGGGCGGAGGAGATGGATTCTCCTGCTTCCGTGCAGGAGGATGTGAATAGTCGTTTCGGTTCGGACTCAACTCCGACTGAAGAGACTACTAATGATGCTCCGTCTGAAGAAGAAGACGCAATGTCTTACTTCTCCAAGTTGGCCGGAGAGGGATGAGAGACAACTGAATAAGAAGTCTCGCGAAGAGGGCAGGTCTTTGACCTGCCCTTTTTCGTTTACCCAGCGGCCGCGGCGACTGCTGCACCAGATGTTTGTGAGTCACTTCTTGCTGGTCTTGGCATGGCCATATTAGTTGTGCTTGATTGAGGTGCATTTACAATCGGAGTTCTTGCATTCCCAAGACTATTGCGTGATGCAAGTAGTCTTTCAGCCATTCGAGAAGCACGATCTTCGGCTGTCAGTTGTGCTTGTTCAGGTGCAACATCCGCAGTAGGTTCTATGGGCCTTAGATCCATAACCTCACCACCCTGACGCATGAGTTCTCCCATTCTCCGGGTTCTCGAACTTTTCAGTTCACGATTGTATGCTTGCTCATCAAATTTCTTGAGTCGTTCTAGCCTCTTCTTTTGCTTATCGATCTCCGCGAGTCGATCCTCTTCTGCTACCCGAGCAAGTTCCGCCTCATACATACTGGTTGTTCTTGCTCTGTTCCTCGCCTCTTCCTCTGCTTTTTTAGCAAAGCCTTCTTGCATGTCTACCATTTTGTCATTCTTCAGGAAATTCGGAACTAAGTTGATAACACTCGCTGCGAGACTGAAGAACTGCTCTTTGATAATAGAAACAATCTGGTCAACCTTCATCGCAAAGAAGGTGATTGGCTTTTTGAACTGCTCGTAGATGAATTCACCAACGGAAGTGAACGCATTACTAATGCCTTCGGCCGCACCGGCGATCATGTTACCAATGCCTTCTATGGAGAAGTTGTCCACTACCGTGTCGTAGATAATTCCAAACAAAGCACCTATTCTTTCGAACTGTGCCTTGATACTTTCCTTCATCATGAAGAAATACTCTTCAAAGATCAGACCAATTTTCTGAAAGATCGATAGTTCGGGATCGCTGAAGATCGCACCGATATTACCAAAGAAGAGTTTGACAGGTTCGAATAAAGGATCAAGGAACTCTTTGACTGCATCATATGATAGGAGTCCAAATGTTAGTCCCTGAATGATTTGAGCGAATCCACCACTAACTGCATCCATGAGTCGGGCACCAATGTTACCCTCATCCGATCCTAAGAATCCCTTGATCGCTCCGGTGATTCCGTCGATCAGAAGCATTAGGGGACCGAGGAACTTCAGTCCAATCTTCGCGATCTTTCCGCCTTTTCCGAGGAATGGTTCGATCTTCTTTGCAATCTCCATTACACGATCAGACAGCGAAAGGATCTTTGCTGCGAATAAAGGAAGTCTACCTTCAGGACCAAAGAACCCACCGAGTGCAGCGAGAACGCCACCACCGAGGAGTCCACCAAGAATCCCACCAAGACCCATCTTTACTTTTTTCGCGCCCTTGGTCGTGCCTTTTTTCAGAGCGGAGATGCTACCTTCAAGTCCAAGGATTGCGGATACAAGACTCTTGCGTTCCTTTTTCGCTTCCGCCGCTTCTTCTGTCTTCTTGATGCGACCCTTCTCATCTCGCGGGATGTTGGATAGATCGCGACCTTTACCACCGCCTTTGCCACTACCCATACCTTCGACGACAGACGAGAACTTGTCTACGGATTCACTGAACTTGTTTGTGTTATCTTCCGCCATGGTTTATTTCCTTGAGCCTTTGCTCTTCTTCCTTTAGGTGTTGTTTCAGCAGCATTATGTATGCGTGTCTTTCCCAAGGCAGCATTGATTCAAGATCCGACCAACTCCATTTATGATGTTGTAGCATGATAAAGTTATTCTGGAAGTACGACTCCAGACTATCATGCTGCATCATCAGGTAAAAAAATCGCTGAGTCCCTCCACGGTAATGCGATTTTCATGACCACACTCATTACATGTCCACACAACGTCTTTGCACATTCTCGGTGCTTCAGCAATCCATTCTGTGATTGTCTGCAAGTGATCTGTTGTCATCGACTCAATAAATCTTTTGTTCTCTTCTGGATCCTGATCTCGAAGTCTGTATGTCTGTTTGTCATCATACACGCCTGCGATTGCCGTTTCGATTACTGAGAACTGATCATCAATTTTCATCTTGTCTGTATTCATGGAGGCGAACTTCCTAGTGGTTCTAAGTCTGGGAAGTTGCATGATAAGTCCGATGCCATCTGCTAGGGGGATGCGATCTCCATCTTTCGAATCACCCTTCACATAAAAATCTGTTAGATCAATTTCGACTGCCTGAGACGCTTCACACTCTTCACATGTTGCCTTCATCGTGACAGATTCACCGACTGATGTGGTTCTAAGTTTGACCATAAGATATTCAATATCATTCATGGTCAAGTCCTCTACGGAAATATCCTCATCGAGACACGTTGAGATCACATTCACCACTGTGCCGATGTGGTCATTTTTGTTGTTCGATTGCATCGCAATCAGGAGGTTCTTTTCCTCACGAACGGTAAAGGGTCTATATGTTACCGTCTGTTGTGTTGACGGAAGTGTCAGTTGATACTTTGGTGTTGATAATGTTGGTAGACTCATTCAATAACTCCTATTCATTTCACTCAGTAATTCTATTACCTTCTACAACTCTACCTCCTAGAGCGATAGATTCTGGTGCGCCTGTTTTCTTGGCGACTGCTGGTAGATCTAAACCAAGACGGGTGTTAGGTCCACCTGCGGATCCTTGTGTTTGCGGGTTGATTGGTCTACCACTAAACGGTTCGACTTGCTCCCACCATCTGTATGCCATAGTAACCGTTTGCTTGACGAGTCCCTCTGTTTCGGCACCCACCTCGAATGACTGAACACTCTTTGGCCAAGACTCGTACAGTTTGCACGAATATCTGACTCTATCTTTTCGATCAAACAAAGAGATTGTCATATCACAGACATAATCCTTGTAGTATCCAAACGTATTTGTGCCATGGTTTTGAATCTTTGTCATCCAGTCGGTGAAGAACTGTCTTTCGAAATAATCAGCACCGACTAGGAAAGTCATGTCAATTGATTGTTCGTATGTTCTACCGTAAGGCATTTCTCTCTCAGGGCCCGAACTAAACCTCTGTGGATTGGACGCAATTCCCACACCGGGAACCGAGATTGTTTCTAGGGATGAACTCAATCTTTTGGTAAGGTAAGTGGATTGAATAATCCTATTCCCCGAAGGTGTGTTGCTAAAATCGATAGCATATCTGTTTGTCGGGGCAGTGCCGAACCGAGTGATTCGACTCACCATATCTGCTACGTTTGGATTCAACGGCATTAGTTCTTCCCTCTACGTTTCTTTTCTTCTCGAATTATTCTTCGACTATCAGCAAACACTCTTCGCTTAGATGTCTTTCTGAAAATCTCAATAGGCATCGCTGCTATGGTTGACCAGTCCTCAAATTCAATCTCAACCACTTTCGAAGAAATACGATTGAACCGATAGTATTTATAGCAGGGAACCAATGGGACATACTGTGGTTTATCTTTTAGGTACTCATAATCAACTCTAATTCTGGCAAAGTCTTCAGTTTTTTGTAATCTCGAATCAATCAGTCTGTTTAGCATTGCTGATCTTAGTCTGGGATCTAAGTAGTGGAGGTTCACTCCAAAGAAACCATCTTTCTTTCTTTCCAACATCAAGACTAGGGGAAGAGTATCGTAGTAAGGCAGTTTTCTTTTTGTCACCGGATTGTATGTGAATAAATAGAGGTGACCCTCACTAAGTCTTGTTGAACGAGGAATGTCTCTGCCGGTACTGTGGATTTGTTGGATTGGATCTAGTAGATCTTTAGACTCACCCTTGATCCCTCTAATGTAATCAGAAAGTAAAGCAACCGGATTGTCGATATCTTTGCTCATAGAATTTCGTCCTCTGTGAGAATAACGAATCTCCAACCCCGTAGTTCACAGAAGTCTACTGCGGACTCCCACTTTGCTTTATTCACAGCATATTGAAATGCCTCGACAATGAATCTCTTGTTCCTCTTGCCTGACTTGGGTAAGGCCGGTGGAGCGGTTTGCTTCTTTGGCTTGACCTCAATCATGACAGTCTCAACCTTGCCTTTTTTATTTTTTTGTTCGATTATGAAGTCGGGATAATACTTGTGTATTCGATTATCTTTAGGAGAGCGATATGGAATAGCGACCTCCTCTGATGCCCATTTCATGATGTTCTTATTTGAATCAAACATCTTCATGCACCGTCTTTCCCAAAGACTTCGGTACACGATTTTGGACACATCCCCTACATACTTTTGAGGATTTGTTGGATTATATTTTCCCTTGTATGCCATACATACTTATGTATCACCAGAAAGGATGATTCGCATGGCAGAAGAAACTTTTATCCCATCTCCGGGGGCATTTGGTAGTAATCCGGGCGTTGACGCCGGTGCGGATGGTGTTGGTGCATCTACTCAGTTGGATGGATTCAATGCTAAGGCTACAGGATCTCTTCTTGAGAAAGCATCACAGTCGTATGGCAACAGTGGAGTTCTCGGTTCTTTTGATGGAAAGGGTCAGTTCCTCAAGTATCCAGAGGATCTAGAGGGAAGCACGGAGTATTCCAACTTTCTGATGTTCAAGATCTTCCAGCGTCAGAGTTTGAATCTACAAACTCAATATGACAGACTTACCGAAGCAGTAAGTGGTGCTGTTGCGTCTGCTGGTGAACTCATTACTGGAAATGCACAAGAGCAATCACAAGCACTTGCGGATGCAGGTCAGAGTATTGTAGATGCAAACTTAGGCGAGACTGGGTTGGATGGATTCAATAAGACTATTGCAGATACTCGACTCGCAAAGGCCAAAACAGATACTAAAGATGTGATAGTCCTTGGAATGAATACAGGCATTCAACTCAGCGATAACTTGTCGTATACGGAAAATAACTTCGGTGCGGTCAAAGGAATTCTGGAGGGCAATATGCTCGCGACCTTTTTTCCCAAAGCAATGGCAGCGGGACTGGGCGCAGTGGATACTGTTTCTAAATTTGTAGGTGCTGACTTGAATGCAGAACAAGCGTTCAACTCAATCATCGGTGCGGTGTCCAACCCAAGAAAAGAAATGACGTTCGAGGGAGTGCAGATCAGAACGTATGACATGTCTTTCAACTTCTCTCCCAGATCTCGGACAGAAGCAGAGGCAGCATTACAAATTGTTCGTATGTTTAGGTTCCACGCATATCCAGAAGTATCACCTAACAGGGCATTCTACTCATTCCCATCTGAGTTTGAAATTCACCCTTTCGTTGTTAGAAATGGTATCTCCAGAGAAAATACAAATCTGCCTAAGTTCCCCAGAGCGTACCTTACTAGCGTGCAAACAAACTATACTCCCAATGAGTACATGACATCGTTCGAAGATGGAACACCAACCCAACTAACCTTATCACTAAGTTTCCAAGAGGCAGAAGCACTCAGTAGGAACCATATCAAGGCAGGCTTCTGATGGAATATTTCAAGCACTTCCCAGACATAAACTACACGTTTGACGGCAAGACTCTTTTCCGTGCTAAGGACATCCTCCGTAGAGTGGCGTTCAAAGAGGAGATACGGGTTGGTCGAGATCTGTTTACCGAATACAGAGTTCAAGATGGTGATCGATTAGATACCATCGCAGATGAAGTCTATGGTCGCCCTGATTTTGCTTGGGTTCTTGCTTTGTATAATAACATCATCGATCCCCTCACTGATCTGGGTTACGATGCAACTTCGTTGGATGAATATATTGATAAGAAGTATGAGGGAACCACTTTAGTTCTATATCCTGGCTTGACAACGGCGACCTCGGAAGACCAGTTGACAGACACATGGTTTGAGCGAGGTGATACCATTTATGGATATGACTTTGCTGATGTTGTAGATCCATATCAGATGGAAATCAGAGGTCAGGTTATTGATTACGACCCATCCTTACAACAATTGCGAATCAAAGAATTTATTGGAGATACCGATAGGTCTAAGATCGGAATCACACAGGTCAAGAATTTTGATGACATGGTTGGTCAGGTAATCAGCACCAATGCCTTTCTTGATGGTGGAACTTCTGATCAGAGAGCAACAATCAAAAGAGTCTATCGAGATAGTGGGAACGCTCTCCACCACTTTTTCTCACCAACTATAAATTACAATGGTTCGTCCGGTGCATTTTTAGACCCATATGGCACACCACCAGACTCCAACGGAAGACAATTCACAGTAGGCGTCACATACTCAGACTCACCAGATTATGCCTCAGTCGCTCCGGGGTATACTGCTTCCCTATTGGAAAACTATGTTACAGACAACAACTCAACTTATACAGTTACCAATAGACAACATGAGTTTGATTTGGCACAGAACCAACGTAGGTTTATCAAAATCTTAGATCCCGCAGTGGTCCAGCAAGTGATTGTTGAATTCGAAAGACTTATCAGCGGAGATGATTGATGACTGAGTTTGATTCCCTGAAAAGCATGGATCAAATGACTAAACTTGGCGATTATGAAATCGCTGAGTTGAGGATGTTTGCTGATTCTGGTGGAGATATCGATCTCAAAGAAGGCGGTCAGTTTATGCGACTGTCAATCTTTGAGGATATTCTATCCCCCACCATGCACGGATTTATTTACATCAAGGATGGTCAGGGGATCATCAATAGAATGCCTGTAAACGCACATGAGACTATTCTCTCATCATTCAGAACTCCCGGTATTGGAGGTAACTATATTGATTTCTCTTTAGAGACATCTAAGATAGATGAAAGAGTCCGGTCAATTGGTGAGAGGGCAGAGGGGTACAGACTAGATCTAAACACATCTGGTGCTAGGAAGAACCTTCAAACTAGAGTTGCAAGGGCTTTGTCTGGAAGTCCAGAAAGTATTATCGAGACTATTTGCTCCGAGTATCTCGATGGAAGTCTCAACTCAGAGAAGAGTTCTAATGACATACCCAAGTTTGTTTTTCCCAATATGAGGCCAATTACTGCGATCAAATCTATCGTGCCTCTTGCCCTAAACGATAAGGGTCAGTCGGATTTTATTTTCTATGAGGATCGTAATGGATACAACTTCAAGAGTATTTCGTCGATTGTCAATAGAAAAACTAAAGAGACAAAAGCGACATACACACTAAAACCAACAGCACAAAGAGATGTGGAATCGCCAAATAGGAACCAATCTTTTCTAGAGGGATTCACAAATCTTAGAGACTATACTCCAGTCACACAGTCTGATCATGTAAAGTCTATGGAGTCCGGTCAATTCGCAACTCAAGTGTATTCCTATGACATCTGGGGTAAGAACGTATCGGCATCAACGAACAGTTATTATCCAGACTTCAATGACTATGACAGAGAGGCAAAACACCCAGTGGTCCCGACCAATTCGAAATACCTAGAGGGTAAGAACAGAATTATAGTCGAACCTAAAACTGCAAAATCGAATACAGAGTCGGATACAGAACGGTATCAATCTGAACCAGACAAGTACAGAGGGTCTAGAGTCGTTCTAGTCAATCAGTTGAGATCGCAGCAAGTGAAGATCATGATTCCAGGCAACTCTTTACTTGAACTTGGTGACCATGTTGAAATTCTTATCCCGAGGGCAGACCCCATAGATAATAGTGAACCAATCTGGTTTGATCAGAGATCAAGTGGAGTGTATACGATTACTGCAATCAGACATGACATTGATTCAAATGAGTACACTAATACCTTAGAATTGTCGAGATCAGGTTTGCCTCTTGAGTATCCAAGTGAGGGTAAGTTCTTGGGAAGATCGGGTACAGTAGGTGATGCTGTTCAAGGAGTATTGTTGACATGAGTGAAAGAAATACCGTAGAGACACCAAACTTTGTTTGGTTTATTGGTGTTGTTGAAAGCAGAGATGATCCAGATACTCTCGGTCGCTGCAAGGTTCGTTGCATTGGATATCACACAGAGGACAAGAGCGAGTTGCCTACCGATGATCTTCCTTGGGCGACTCCAATGCAACCAATCACAAGTGCGGCAAGTTCTGAGGTTGGTACTGCTCCGGTCGGTCCAGTGGAAGGGACTTGGGTTGTCGGTTTTTTCCAAGATGGTGATAAAGCACAACAACCTATTTTCATGGGAACTATTGGTGGCGTTCCCCTCGCGGCCGCGAACCCGGGCATGGGGTTCAATGATCCAAATGGAACGTATCCAACAAGAGTGGGATTCCCCGATACACCCAGACTTGCATATGGAAACAAAGAGGGGACATCAGTCGAGTTCAAGGAGTCAAACATCGATGAGATGTTGCCTGCTTCACACTTGTTCGGCGAACCAAAGTTGCCTGAACCCGATCCCCCGTACGCTGCATCATACCCATTCAATCATATTACCCAAACTGAGTCTGGTCACATCTTAGAAATGGATGACACACCCGGCGCGGAAAGAATCAACATCCTCCATAGGTCTGGGTCGTTTGATGAATATCATCCTGATGGTAGTCGTGTTCAGAAAATTCTGGGTGATGGATATGAAGTCGTTGCCAACAATAAGCAAGTTCACGTTCGAGGCACTTGCTACATTACCGTCGATGGTAACAGTGAAATTTATACAAAGGGTGACTGCTTGTTTAGAACTGATGGCAATCAACAGTTCAAGGTTCAGGGAGATTGTCAGTTCAACGTAGGTGGTAAGTTCGCAGTCCAATCATCACTGGGACAATCTCGACTGGAGATGATTGGTCCTATGATCAATCTAAATCCACCATATCCAGTGGTGTATTGAGGATAAAGGATGACACCACAAGAAATTATTTCTGAAGCACAACTACAGGGGGTTCGAATTATTCTGAATCCCTCTGGTGGTATATCTTTAGTTGGAAACACGAGTATCATCACTGATTCTTTCAAGTCTCTTGTGACCGCGAACCGCGAAGAAATTATTGACTATCTGACTCAGAATAATCCACTTCCTGCTGGTGTCGATC